CCTCAGGGAGGAAGTGAAATGCTTCCCCTCCATCCCGCTATAAGTGATAAGGAGTAAACCTTATCAGCTAAAGCTACTTCACAGAAGTAGCATTATAGCGAGAGTCCCACCTTAGACCATCACTGGTCTTAGGTCTCCCAGGAACTCCGTGCGTCCACTTGCAAGTGGGCGTCGGTGCTTCAGTAATATACTGAAGCACTCCTGAGAGTGTATTGGTAGGCATTCGGCGTACACGGGATTGAATCCCGTATATCCGATACTCATACCTTTGGTACTTTTGATTATACCTCTTTCGGAGGTGGTTATCATTAGCACCTGAGTATGAGACCAAACCAATACTCCCACAGCCGATCCCAATCACCGGTAGGTTCGAAAGTACCCACCTGGGGATTATCGACTCGACAGCTCGTGCGGCATTCCATAGACCTGCTTGAAACAGGTTGTTGGAGTAGTCGATTAGAGACTGTCTCGACTGGGGTCCGGTTGCCTCTAGTTTGGTCGTCTTTATTGGTGTCACATCGACACCTTTAAAGCAATCCATACCGCAGGATTCCCGAAAGTTACCATGGACAAAACTTTTTCCAAGGTTAACCTTCAGGCCTAAAGCATGGAGCAAACCAACTAGAACAACGTATCCGTGCTTGGGTATGATAATATCATCCCCAAAGACGCGGACCTTGTGACGAAACCGGGCGATAGACTTGCAAAATCTATCGTTGCAAATGAAGTCTTCAGGACTTTTAGCTTCAAAACCGCAAGCGGTTAGAGCTATAATCAAGAAGATGATCGATTGCACCGGAAACGTTACCGCTGTCCCTTGACTGGCGAACTTCTTTGGTTTAAAGTAGTTCGGCTTTGCAGTTTTATCGACCGCATCGCACACCCAGCGGGTACGAGTTGCATGAAGGGCTCGAAGCAAGTTTTCATTCTTGCGGAAAGCCCTTTCAACTACGTAACAAGTAAGCCTATCGCTAGCGGAAGATAAATCAACCGTTGCCATAGACTTATCGAGGGAAGCTTTGGAAACGAGCTCCTGAGAAAGGCCTTGGTTCCTAAAGGAAATAAAATTATTTCCAAAAAGTCCCAATAACCTTTCTTCTAAAAACCGCTTAATGAACTGTTGACACCATTGGTGAGCAACAGGTTCAGCGGCAATTAGTCTAGGTCCCTTAGCTGTTTTTGGAACAGCTAGGAGTCTAGAAGGTGCTTCATGAGCTGAAGGTCGGTGTTCGAGAGGCGACTCGAGATCCATTGGATCAAGAAATTCGCTTCGACATCCTCCGTAATGGGGGACGGCCATGATTTGAGAATCATGACATACCAGCTGATCAGCACAAGCTTCTCCCTCTGAGCAAGTCTTGTTAGACTCTGGCCACACATATTCGATTGTCGTCTGACAATCTTCGAGGCTTTGCTTCTCAGCACTGTCTCGATATGTGCGTCCATATCGCTCATAGGGGAAGACTTTTCCGAGCTTATCGGACCATGTAGGGAAGTCATATTTGTACTCCTTGCTAGTTTGATCCGATACAGCACCAGGCCCATGCCTGAAGCCTATTCCATCGGACCAATCGTTGATTGAGGATAAGAAGTCCTCAATTTCGAATTTTCCGATGGCTTGGGAGAAGGCGTCAAAGTTACTTTGAAGCCTTCTAAAGATGGCTCTGTCGAGCGAGGGTTCGACGGCTGGAGTATGGGATGTATCCCAGAACTCAAGCTGCTCACCCCCTCCGCAAGTAGCATGATGGTCGCAAAGATCATCAAAACTACAAGCGTCGTCAAAGCCCAATTCGTTATCACCCCAACTGAGCGTTGGGGCTCTTGCGAATTGTTCGACATTGTAATATTCCTTAAGTACGGCTTTTGTCCGTGCAGAGGAACATACAACTTCTACCTTCTTTCCTAGACAGCAAAGCTGTCTTAAAAAGAAAATAACGGTAGGGTCGGCATCTTCCTTCAGGTTGCCTACACTGTCAAAGATCCGTAACCATAGTCCCCGGAATAATCTGGGCACATGGACTGTCGGTGAAGCTCTTTTGCTTAGAGCGCCACTAACAGTAAGACGGCCACTCTCAAGAGCATCTAAAAGATGTCCGTCGAGAGCCGGGAGGTCAAGTGTGAAAACACCTAAGCCTCTCTCTTTGACTAAAAGGGTGAGTCGCTCGAAATCTCGAACAACGTCCCTTTTATCGTGAGGATACGCCAGGGAATAGTCCGTAAGGACTCCCCTTGCAACCTCAAGCAAACCATTAACTTGGCTTTTCATATCAGAGTCCTTTCGGATGATGATATTCCAAGCCACTGCACATTCAACTAGCCAACGAGAGTCTTACGACTCCCAATTGAGCAACTTGGTGAAATTGGCTTCCGTCTGGAAACCACTAACACCGGCTGCAAACTTGGCCGAGCTGACAACAGTGTCAGCCTGATCGTTCTCAAGCACAGAGTAGTACTTGCGAACCGTTGGAATAGTTGCTGGAGCTACTGGAAACACCGTTTCGGTTAGCTCGATGTTGTGTCGGTCTACACCGATACCACCTCGAGTTTTATCCTTATACGATGAGTTCCGGAGCTTCAGACGAAACGCCGATGCAGTTTCGCGAAGGTAATATTCCGAACCGTATGAATCTTGATTCACACGATTCAGTACCTTCGCAACAGCATTGATCGTAATCGTAATAGTGTCAGTGAACATGGTATGCTTCCTTGTCAGTATTTAGTTTAGGATGACCTCGGCACTCGCCGGGTCACCCCGATACTGCCAAGAATCGATAACTGCCTGTAATTCAAAATAGGCAGCTGGGCGGAAATAGGAACGTGAGAAACCGTCCTCCGCGTCTTTGTCTCATTCCTCCACGTCCCGTCTGAACAGTACGGGTCGAAAGGAAATCGGCAATTAGCAGAGGTGTTGATGTGTTCCATGATCCGAACAGGACCATGGCCCGCACCTACTATGTTGCGGTTAGCAATTAGGATGTCTCCTACATTGCTGCACCAATCAACGAGCCATGACCATGGCATAGCATTCCAAGCAGTGGCAAAATCAATTGTCATGCCTAGAACAGCTTTCCTGGCCAGAGCTCTACGGTCGCCTTTCATCAGCTGGATGTCGTTTGGAAACCATTCGACAAAACCCCAGATGTCTGAAGCTGTCACACAATCACTATACGCATCAATATTAAATTTATGCGTTGAGTTGACTGTAGTGACTTTCGTGTAAGGAAAAGCATCCTTCCACAGGCGTCTCTTACGTCGTAGACCCGACTTGTACAGAGCATCAAGCTCCTTCTGTCTCTTATTAACTTCATCGCTGAAGCTAAGGAGACTGAACAAGTCGTTAATGAGAGGCTTGATTCCAAAATGGTACTTCAAGTTTAATGAAGCCAATTTTTGGAGCCAATTCCCTCCCTCCTTACGTAGAAGGTCGGGAATCTCTCTTAACTCATACACAGCGATAGGCAAGTCAACGACTGGCCTACTGGGGTTGGTCTTCGCAAGAAGATCCGCTGCCAACTGTGCATTGGTGGGTCTACCGGTTACGTTGCCATGTGAATATAGAGAACTATACCAGTTCCGAACGAATTCGGGCTGGACATTCCTATATCTCACGCCAGTGATAGAGCCGGGAGATTTATGATCAGCCACCACACATCCAGTTACGGATATGTGGCGAATGTCTAAATCAAAACCGTCTCCCTTAGCGACAAGATCGGTGATACTATCGTATCGCGCGAGATTATCAACTAAGGTAGGAGAAGGATCGTTTCCGATCTTTCCTATTCCGGCGCTTACGCGTCGGACACGGGTACGTGATGGCACAGCAACCTCCTATTGGTTTGGGAGTTTAAAGAGCGAACTCTGGAGGGGGGTAATCCCCC